ATAATCGGTATCTTGTCGTTAATCAGGTATCCAGATACCGAGGCGTCGTAAATGATGAAATCGAAATCGCGCTGCTCCCAGTCACGGCAACCGGTGAATTGTGCCTTTGCCTGGATCGTATTCAAACTCAAGTCTCCTGCAAACGCATCCCCGGGGCCGGTGAACGAGTCGCATGTTGCCACCAGTACCCCTTTTCGCATTACCGCCGCCCGGCAATTCGTATTGACGGTTGCGCCTGTGCCAGTCAACGTAAGCCCTACCAGGTTATATAGGTAAAGTTCTGTGGAAATGGTAATCCGCTTGGTTGTCAGGTTCACCGATAATGCGCCCTGCTGTAATGGCATAAATACCCCCGTTAAAAGAATGGCACCCCTTGCATCAGCAATGATCCGCCCTTGTAAGCATAATATACCTCGCGCATGGCACGGGTCCGGTATTGCTCATACCGGATCATGTAGCGCAACACATTCTTGGGATCGGACCATGTCTTTCCCTTCTGTGCTTTCAGACTGCCCAAAACACCGGCAATAATCCCCTCTACCCACCGTTCCATGAACCATGGCGCCAACTCGCTCGCCAATGCCCTCGGCACAAGTACCACCTTGACCAATAGCCCGTTTGTCACCGCCGCCGGCGGCTTTAGCGCATCACGGAAGCGCAACACGTTCAGTATCCCGGTCGTGCTTCCCACAACCAGGTTGTACTGGTTCGGGTCGGTATCCGCCGTGTCATCATCCGGCGAATCATCATCCGTTCCGATCCGGACATAGACAATCCGCTGTATGTCGGCCTCGAACACATGTACCAGCGGGTAATCGGTCTGTGCAGCTACCAGGTTGATCAAGCTCAACTTTTCCTGCCATGCCTCGGTATCAATGCAGAAATTCCGGCCAATCCGTTGTAATTCCTGCAATATCAGCGGTTCAGGACAACCCGGCAATTCGACCTTCAACATGGGATACAAATCCTGGTAACGATAGATCATCAGGCCATCTCCGCTGTGAATAGTTCGTAATGACCCGCCGCCAACTTAAGGTTGCCCTCGTCATCCGCATCTTCGTTTAACAGGCAGGCGGCAACGTAGTGGCATAGCGGCATCTTGAATGTTGCCGATATGCCCAGCACGGCCGCGCTGGTGGCGGGGTCGGAAATCTCCGGGTTTTCAACCTTGTCTATGTACTGTGCTTCCGGGTGTTTCCTGGCGATCTCACGTTCGCCAAGCCCGATATACCGCAGTATCTTCGATTCAGCCCACCGGTAATTGCCGTTGTTGTCCTGTACGGCGTCCTGCACCATGTCGCGGGCAACCGTAATGACATCACTTGCTGTCATACGCCACCACCTTTACACATGGCCATCAGGTCAATTCTTCGTCCTGTGCCACTGGTGCTTTTGCCGGTTTGACAACTGGCGCCGGTACTGGTGCTTTTGCCGGTTTGACAACTGGCGCCGGTACTGGCTCGGGAATCAGAACATCCATGATTGTCTTGCGGATTTTCTCGACACTCTTGGCGTTCTTGAGATTGATGTTCTTTTCCGCCGCCAGTGCGCGTAGCTCCGCCTCGGTCATGGCGCCGATTGATACAACCTTTGACTTCGCCGGAACGATCTCGCCAACCTTCAATGTGGTATGCGATCCATTGTAGGGGCGATTGGCAACAGGGGACGACTCCTGTGCCGCTTTCGCAAGTTTGGCCGGGATCCCGGCATTGTGCTTTGCAATCTGTTCGACCGTCATTTCAACCGGCTCCATATCCGCTCTCATTTCAAGGGTTGGTGTCGGAACATACAGGCAGAACGTCTTTTTTTGCATCAACATCTTCATTTTGACTCACTCCTTGTTGGGGTTTGAAATTCCTTCACGGTATGCGAATCCACCGGGCGCCCGTGAAGAACGCCCGGTGGGGTTGTATGGTTATCAACTCAATCAGGGACCGAAATACTGGCCCTTTACCGTCACCTTCAGCGTGGCGTTGGTCGGCGGGGTCGTCAGTGTCACCGATATGGCATTAGTGGTGGAATACCACTTGCTGATCGAGACAACAACCGCCGTGCCGGTGGCAGACTGCTTGCCGACATCCTCATAACACCACACGCCAGCCGTGGACGTGGCATTGGACGCCGATGTAACGGTAGCGTAATACGCCGCCGAAGCACCATCGCCCAGTGTGAACGCCCAGTCACTTTTCGAAACCACGCCCGTAGTGGAATTCCACTGCAAGGTGGACTCGTAATAGACCGCTTCGACCAGGGTTTTAGCCGGGATATTCACCAGACGGTGAACATCCGCCGCAACACCCGGATCGTCCGAGGTCCATACCTTTGTCGCGCTGATGCAGAACGGCGTCCCTTTGTACGGGCCAACCCCGTTAAACCCACCAACCGCATCATCGTGAGTGGTCGCCTGCGCGATCATGGCCGCAAGGACCATAATCAGCGCCGCAAACATCACCAACCCTATCTTCTTCATGTTCCATTTCACAATCTCAACTCCTTCTTACTCGTTTCCGTTCGTTTTCCCCGGCTGGTTTCCGTTCCAGCCGGGGTGTTTATTCTCCGTTATCCATCACCCTCCCAGATCAGCTCTTCGCAATATACAGGTCAATCAAGCACTCGCTTTTCAGCGTCTTGAATCCATAGACCTGGAGACCGCGGGCCGCCGATCCGAACTGCTGTTCCAGCTTATCGAACACCTGGTTCTCGATGAACTGGCTGGCGAAGCAGATACCCTTCTTCTGTGCGCCCAGCGCGTGCCATGCCTTCTTGTTGCTGGAATCAGTAACCGACGTGAGCAGGTTCGAAGAATAGATCGAACAGCGATCCACTTCCCCGATCTTCCCGCTCCGGAGGACGGACTTGCCATCACCGGTGATGCTGGCGTTCTGGAGGTCGGATTTCTTGATCCGCGCACAAGCCCACGCCGGCAACACCAGACAACGGTCACTTTCCGGAACATTCTGTTCGTCCCAGATCGTGCCGCAGTCAATGATCATGTCCAGGACATTATCGGACGTGACGGCAAACGGGGCACCGGCCGCGCCAAGGTCAATATCAGCCGATATTTTCCCGGCAGTCGCGCCCTTGTTCGCCGCATCGGCATCGCTGTACACGGCGGCCAGAACGATGGTGTCCAGCGCGATCTTCTGCTGCTGGGCCGCATCTTCCGTCCAGTCTTCCATGTAATTGATGTCGCCCTGGAAGCGGTCAACATCGTCAATGCCGATGTACCACCACAGGCCGCGGTCAATGTCCAATTCCACCTTACCCGGTTCGAGGTTCTGGATCGTCAACGTCTGCCCCTTGGCATATTCTTTGACGGTCACATTCGGACGGGTCCGGATATGAACCTTGCAACCGTGTTTCTTGATTTCGCCCTCGTAATCCGTGTTGGAAATCTGCGCCAAAACCGAACTGGCGTAGAACTTCACAAGGATTTTCGCGGACCATATCTCCGGGCTTCCCACTGAAGCCAACTGCGGATACCCTGACGCAACTGCCATTTTACCCATTGTCATAACCTCCATGACCGGCACTGCGTATAAAAAGGGCGTTAGTCATCAATCTTTGACAACGCGCCCTTCCCGCAAAGCCGAATCAATTTCTTGTTGAATCCTCGCCGCCTCCTGCGGCCGGGAATCCCACATTTTCCGGGAGACCTCCTTGGCAAACTGCGCTATCTCGCTGGTTTTCCAGGTCTTCTTCGCCGGCTCGGGTGGCGGTGCCCCCCGTTGCCTTGGCGGTTGAACAAGGTCTTCGCGTCGTGGAATGGCCGGTTGTGGCGGCACCCCGTTACGGGGTTTCAAAACATCCGGATGAGCGTTGATGAAAAGACCGAAGATCGAAGCGGCCACTTCCGCGTCTTGCCGTGATGCCGCCGATTTAAGGGCGTCATCGCGGGTCCGGCGCGGGTCCATCGGATCCGGTTCTCCAAGCCAGTCAAGAAACTCCTGGTTCTTGTTAATCTCCCGCCATTGCGGAACCGACTCGGTTAGATCGCTGAAAAACAGCCGCTTGGTCATTTGATCAATGGTTGCGCGGGTTGCTTTCAACTCGTTCTGTACCGGGTCAATCGCACGGGATAACACCTTGTCCTGTTGCGCGGCCAATTCCGGGCCAAGTGCGGCTTCGTCCTCGTCGTTCACAAACCGCCGTTTGGGTGGCGCGTTCGGATCAACTGGGGGCTCTGCCGTCTTCGGCGGCTGGCGCAAGGCATCTGCAAGCTGGCGGGTCTGCTCTGCTACAAGCGCCCTTAATCCGGTGACTTCCTCGCGGAGTCGCGGGATTTCCGCATTGTACTTGCCTTGCAACGTCAAGAACTTCTGCTTCCAATCCTCGCGTGGCGGCTGCGGTGGCGCAGCCTCGGGCGGGATTGGCGGTGTAACCGTGCTTCCCTCTGGCGGTGGCTCGGCGGGTGGCTCATTGGCAGGTGGCACGGCCGCCGGCGGTTCTGCCGGTGGCGCGGGCGGTGTCTGCGCGGCCATATCCGCAATCTTCTGATCGGCCTGCTCTGCCTGGCGCCTTACGGCTTCAGGCAATCCCTCGTATCTTTCGTCGCTCATCTTTCCCTCTTTTGGAGCGCCAGCTTGCGCCGTCTGCCCCGTTTGTGGCGGGACCGCATCACTGCGGGTATCCGCCTTGGTTTTGCTTCTGACGCCGGCTTATCGCTTCGAGTCGGTCCCGGGCGGTGCTGGCATGTTGAAGAAACTCGGCTAAAACTTGTGCGCGGCCCTGTCCGCGGAACAATTCCGGCGCGTCTGCGGTGCGGTTGAATCTGTCCTGGTCCGCCAATTCCTGCGTCAACCAGTCACGGACACGCCGCCAGTTCGCGTCATGCTCCAAGGCCGCCAATGCGTCAAATGTCTCCGGTGTCAGTGTCATCGCATCTCCATGTCGGCAAAGAAAAAGGGCGGTGTGTAAGAGTGTGGTCCCACACAACCGCCCTTTTTCCGGTTCACGGCAGAGAGCTACTCCGCCGTCAGCCGATCCAAATTATTCTGCTGTAAATGCTGCCTTTCAAACGCCGGCATTCGCCGGCACCATCTGTTGTGGAGGCTGTTGCGCCCCCAGTTGTACCGCGGCCTGCGCTCTTGCCGCCTCGCGTAATTGTTCGTCGCTCGGTATGATCCCTTCCGGGTCAATATCCGCCGCCTCGAATGTCTGGCGTAACAGTTTCGCCAGCCCTTCAGGCCCGATTAACTGCAATGCAACCGGGCTTCGGCTCGTCATCGCCAGCAACTCGTTGCGCCTCGCGGAAACCTGGTCTTTGATAAACAACGCCATCGCACCACGCGCCACTATGTTCACATCGCCCTTGATGCTCTCGTCTTCGTTGTAGAGCATTTCAAAGGTCCACATCCGCTTGATAAGTGGCTTCATAACGCCAATATCAATCGCATGGATCGCGTTCCGGATGCCCTTCGCGGCCGATGACATAAGTAATTGCAGTCCGCCCAGCGTCCGCCCAGCCCCGACCTGCTGTTCATTGCCATACGAATACGGCGGAACACCGGATTTGTCGTCGGCCTGCTTTGAAATCCGGTCGCGCAAATCCATCAATGTCAGCGCTATCAGTGTCGGCTGGAAGAATTTTACCGCCGGCTGGCTATAATTGACGCCCCTGCTTTCGGTCTGCCATATCTTATCCGGATGAATTGCCGTCACGTCCTCACCGGGAGCTAACCGGCTGTTGTCAACCTCCGCCTGCGGCCCCGCTGCCTGGCCGCTGTTCTTGATGCAGGCCCGCGCCAGCGAATTGATTTGCTTCTGTTCGTCGGCAATCAGCCGCGGCAAACTCTTGCCCCAGAATGATCCGGCTACCTTGCGAAAACATGCCTTGAAATAGCTTTTCTGGTCGGTCGGGTCCGGGTTAAGCACCACGCGCACAACCTCGTCCCCGATCAATTCTGCCATGATCGAATAGTTGCGGCCGTCTTCGTATTTCTGCGAGTCCTGGCCTTCCCATTGGTTCAGTAACTTGCCGTCTATCTCGTCCCAATACTCAAGGCATTCGATGAAATTGGACAGGTCAAATGACTGGTCTTTGTCTTCTAGTGTTGACCGTTCCGCATCAATCGCGGTCCATATCCGAAGGCCGCCGCTATCGTATTTCTCAAGAACCGCCTTTAACGCTTCCTGGTTATATCCGCGCATACCAACCATCTTGCGGACTGATTGCGGGGATAACCTTTTACGCTCGATGATGAAACCATCCCCTGTTTCGACCGATAACGGGCACGGGTAAACGTCAAGCGGATTGATCGCCTCGAATGTCTCGACCAATTCTTCCTGTATCTGGGGCACCATCCGCCCGTCGGCATCGGGCCCCCAAACCGGCTTTTTACGCTTCTGGATAACCGGCCCTTTCAGGAACGCACAGGAAAATGTCGTGAAATAGTAGATAAAATCGTTCCATGCCTCATCGTAGTCGCCCTCGGCCAGCTTGTCTTCAATGACCTTCTCCATGCGTTCAGAGCGGTCCTTGGCCTCGTTCTCGATCTGCTTTTCCATCCGGACACGCAAAGCCCTGGCCATGTTATAGACTTCCTGCTCGTTCGGAAACCGGCCATTCATCGCTATCAACTGCGCCACCTTGTTCAGTGTGGTTTCGACAACCCGTGCTTCTTCATCCGGCGAAATGTCCGGCTTCGGCGTCGGGGTCAGTCCCCAAGCCTTGTCATTGGACTGGAATATCAGAATATCCTTGATCCAACTTTCGGCGGCGTAACACTTGGTTTCGGTGATGTTGTCGAAAATCAACGGCTGGTTATACTTTTCAATCAGTGCTTTTGTGCCAGCGTCATACTCGCCCTTGCGCTGGCGGAGGTCTTCGAGCATTTCGGTT